ATGAAAGATATGTTATATACTATTATTTATAATCATTTAACAATTGATGATTTTCGTATAAATTTAGATAATTATCACAAACAATATATATCACTAGCTGATTATTACTATAAAAATATAGATATGATTATCGAAAATATACATACAATATCTGATGTAGATATTATAGAAAAAATTATTAATTTGTTTAATTTAGATATAGAAAAACTTAATAAAAAAATACAAGAAATATATACTAATTGGAATCAACAAGTTAATACTTTTATAGATAAAGTAAATAAAGGTAATCTATCTGATGAGGATATTAAAGAGCTGACAGATTTAAATTTAAATATAAAAGATAGATATGATAATTTTATAGCTGATACTAAACCAGAATTAATTACTATTATTATAGATAAATATAATACAGCATCCAAAAAGTTAAAACAAATAGCATCTACCAAAAAAGCATTTGATGTGATACCATCCTCAAAAGATACATCATATTCTGAATTGGTTCTATCAACTCCAAAAATTTTACCAACTCCATCATATTCTGTAAGTAAGATACCTAGAGATTTATTGAATCCAACAATACTACCACCATTCTTAGAAATTTCAAAAAAGTCTGTTCCATTATTAGAAAAACCAGAAGAAACACTATCTATGAGTTTGGGTGCATCAGATGCACCACCATCGAAACCCAAAATATTACAACTCGATAAGGTAGAAACAGAGTTTAATTATTGGTTAGATAATTTTAATATTAAAGAATATATGAAAGATTTTATAGATTTTATAAATAAAAAACCTGATGCTATTTCATTTAAGAGATTATTAATAATCTACGCTTTTGATAAGTGTTCAACGCGAAAACCTCAAATTCATAGTATATATAGTGAAAAAATATGTAATATTATTGGTAACATTGTATATAATAGAAGGGAATCGAAGAAATTGGAGGAATTGGACGAATTGGAGGATAAAGTATTTACTTTTCCGGACCGTGATAAAGTGTCAATCATGAATGAATTAAATAGTCAATTTAAAAAAATTGAATCTGAACATTTAATGACAATAATTGATATACAATTTAAACCTACACAAACTCCTCAAGAAAAAAAAACAATTCTAGATAACATGATGAAAGAAGCCACAAAAATAATTGATATAACAAATATAGATAAAAAAAAATATTTTGATTATTATTTGAAAGCTAAACGGTATAATTTTATGAAAGATGAAAATTTGTATCAACAATATATTAAACAATCTGATGATCAATCATATTTAGATTATATGATTAACATGCTAAAAGAATTATCAGAATATAATATTAATAATGAATTTACTAAAATTGTAACATATGAAAAAGTAATAATAGATAAAAAAACTTGGGGAGAGGTATTGAAATATTATATGGAAGAACAATCAAACTATACTTATCAGATAATCAGTATACTTATAAATAAATTAGGTATAGAAGAAACAAAAGAACAATTAATAGAACAATATAAGAATACAATAAAAGACAAAATAAATTCTATTAATGAATTTAATCAACAACTACAACAAATATACATATTAATAGAAGAAATTAGTTCCAATTGTATCAAGGACACTTATACTTTTAATTTTCTTCTTACTACAATTATTCAAAATATAGAAAAAAAAGAAGAAGTTCAACAAATTATAAATGATAGTAAATATAAAGTATACTTTTCTACTTTAGTTGAAAAAATTGATAATAATATTAAAGAATGTAATAAAAATATTAGTATCAAATTTGATAATATTTCAGAAGAAGAAATTAGTAGCTATAATAATGATATGTATTACTCGATTAGTAATATATCAAAAGATATAACTATTACAAATATAGAATATGAATTATACAAGTTAGAAAAATTTTCATATATTGTAAAAAAAATGTATCCATATTTTAATTACTTTCAATTATTATTTTTAAATAAAATACAACAAATTAAAACAGATTGGCAAACAAATATTGATAAATATATAGCTATGATAAATAGTGATAATTTTAGAGACATCGCTAAGTTGGAAGAACTTGAAAAAAGTATTATACATAATATTGATAATTTTAAAAGTGATCATTTTATTGAATTACAACAAAATAGAAAAAGCGATTCTAAATGGTATAAAGCTTTTACAAAATATTCCGAACATAAACAAGAGTTACGAGATAATTTTATATCAGAAGTTACTCAATATATTGAAGAGATTAATAGTCTTGATGGTAGTGATAGATTAGCATATTATATGATACAAGAAAAATATTATAGTAGTAAGAATAAAAATTATTTTGAAGAAGAAGAAGATTTATCTACCAAAAATAGTATAAATGAATTTGATAAAGCAACCGAACAATATAATACTAAATTAAAGCAGTATAACGATGCACGCGGTATTAATGATATCATAATAATTATTGATAATATATCTTTTGTTCTCTTATACAAAGATATTTTGCATGATAGAAAAATAATTATATATCAATCTAACAATCATTTATATGTTTCGTATAAATCAAATTCAGATGTTAATTGGAGATTTTATTTTAAAAATTATTATTTTAGTAATCTTGAAAAAGGAGATGACTATGTGACAACTACACAAATAGAACAGAACCTCCAATGCAATTTTGATGAACATTATGAACAGCTTCCCGAACTTCCTGCAAAATATAAATCTGATGCTGATTCTATTTATAGTAAAATTCAAGATATACTAATACATACCAACTCTTATGATTATATATTTAAAAACCTTCGAATGTTTGATCATCCTGTATTTAAAACACTATATAATTTATGTAATACATCTACTTGTTTTTTGCATAATATAAAAGAAAAATTTGATAAATCACAATTTGATAAATCACAAATTGATGAATCAAATATATATGTTGATAAAATGAAACAAATAATTAGTTCTATTAGACAATCAAATAAACCTTTATTTGATGCTGAATACAAAGCCACACAGTGGAAATCTTTATATAAATTAATGGTTGATGTTTTTTCTGAATATATGGAGCATTTTTTTATTATTGATGGACAACCTATTTATGTATGTGATAAAAATATAGATGTTCCATATGATAATGATCCAAAATTTAAACAAAATATAAATATAAAAATATTAAAAATAGACTTACTTTTGGAAAAAGAAAATAAAAAATTTACATTATATTATGGAGAATATGACTATAAACATTTTATTACTGAAAAAAAATCTACTAAACCACAACTTAATGAAAAATCTACTAAACCACAACTTAATGAAAAATCTACTAAACCACAACTTAATGAAAAATCTACTAAACCACAACTTAATGAAAAATCTACTAAACCAAAACTTAATGAAAAATCTACTAAATATCGAATAATACTTGGTATGATTCCATCTGATTCAAAAATTACAAAATATGGTTTATCTGAACATTATATATCTGCTGGAATATATATTTATAAAATGTTTGAATATCATCAAAGTTTCCTTATAAAAGGACAAGTAGAACATCAAAATCCATTACCAGGAAACTATACTTTTATAGGAGATTTATTGAATAAAATGTGGCCATTAAATGCATTAGATAAAATATCATCAGATACTGATTTATTACTTAAAAATATATTTGAACAAGATGGTGGTGCAAAATCTTCAAAATATCTAAAATCACTCTACCTCAAACTAAAAACAATAGAACAAAAATTTAATTAATTTTTTCATATTAAATAAAATATAAAAAAAGTTATTGCTTACCCGCTCCAAACATCTTTGCAAACTGCATCGGCAACTTTAATTTATCAAAAATCTGTTGCCCGATATTTTCACCCTTCTCATTGGTCATACTCTTCAGCTTCTCCTCTCCATTAGCCATAAATTCTTGCAACTGATTGGCTGTCTTTTTCATCTTATTCTGGTCAAGAGATTTTCCAATCTTACTTGTCACAGATTTTGCTGTATCAAACATATTAGTCAATCCATTTGTTCTCAAATCACTCACAATTTCTGAAACTAATGTTTGACAAACATCTTTTACATCACTATCATTTTCAGCTCCTAATAATTTGGTTATATTGTTTGTCGCATCATCCACATCCTCTTGTTTACAATTCTTTAATTGGTCATTGAGTTGGTCAATATCAATCATCTTATCCACACCAACCAATTTAAATATATCTTCCATCGTCATACCAGCTGATAAACCTGCTCCCATATCAGGCATCGGACTAGCTCCCACATTTGTATACATATGGTTCAAATCATACTCCCCATCTTCCTCAATCTTATTTAATCCAATAAATGGATTAAACAAACCTTTATCTTTTCCAATTGTCAAACCAGAACGAACAATTTTTTCCTTCAATTTTGGCATAATATTTGTCAACCTTTCATCTTGTGCATAAGTATTATTAGCAGATATCATTGTAATAGATGATATATACATCATATACAAATGGTTCCACAAAACATCTTTTTCTTCATCAGTCAAACTTTCAGCAACCAATCCAATATCTAATCCAGGAATAATTGTAACTGTCTCTCCATTCTCATTTTTTAAATAAAATAATTGGATAAGTGGTACTGGATCCAACATATCCAAATTTTGTGTAAGAGTTTTATAAATCTTTTTAATAATTCTACCCTGATCATATCCTGAATCTGTCTCCGATGTAAATCCATTTCGAATACTTAGACAACAATCTCGTAATCTAGTATGACCTTTATGAAGTTTTGCTTCTGATTTTACTGATAAATCAAGACTACTGATATCTGTCTGAGTTGATTTTTTTTCAACCAAACCAATAATTTCTAGTAGCGATACTGTAAAATATTTTTGATATACTGATACTAAAAAATTTTTGTTTTTCTTATCTGATAAATCCATACTATTTGAAATATCTATAACTTTATATATATTACTAAATCTACATATTTGTATCATACCACATAATCATATCCTTAACATCATTCCCCTCATCTTTTGATATTACATATTGTTCGGTAATATTAATCATCATTTTACATGCATTTTTAATATAAATTTTTTTATCTGGTGTAAATTCATTCCAATATTTTTTAATTTGATCCATAATATGAATCTTATCACTATCACCTTTAACCACATTATCATAAGTAGAATTTTCAAAAAATTTATCATTACCTTGCAAAATATTATTACGATATTCATCATTTGCATACACATCAGTCAAAAATAAAGAAAATATTCGGAGTGGTTGTTCAGCAACCATTGTTGTAATCAAATCATTGCAAGTTTTAATCTCAATTTTATTTGGAAAATCTTTTGCAATCAATGAAGTCACATCACTAATAACAGTATTAAACATCTCAACATATTGTTTAATATTATTGTTAGTATTATTCAGATATTCGACTGCATGTTTCTTATACTCTACTAGTTTATCAATAGATAATTTATTGCATTGTGCGTAAGTGTATTCGGCAACTAGAGAACTAAAATCAGACATTTGGTATCATACTAATAGGTTTATTTCCTTAAATATTTGATTGAGAGTTAATCACACATTCAATTTGTTCTCTATTCATTATATCTTTTAATTGATTGTCTTGAGTATTTCTCATACTCATAATACTCTTCATCATTTTTTCTTGTTCAACTTTCTTAATTTTGTTTTTTATAATCTCCGTTTTTGATTCAGGAATTGTTATTATTCCATAATCTTTATCTTTTCCATGTGGAAGAAATGATTTTGGTTGTGATAAATCTAATTCTTTGGCTTGGTCATTATTAAAATATGAATATGCGTCAGAAAATCCCTCAGATTCCATTTTCTGATACTCATACAATCCATCCTTAATATTCTGTTTAATATTATTTGACTGAATTAGCTTTCGTGTACTTTCCGCACTACTTGTACCAAAAGACCTTCTGTTAGCTAATAATTCTTCAATATATTTAAATGCTTTGTCTTTTTCATATATTCCTTTTGCTTGATTTGCTTGTGAGACAATAATTATTGTTGGTACAACATTTAATCCTAATCTGATAATTTCATCGGTTCTCATTGTATCAATACAATTCTCTTTAAACATTCCAATAATATTTTGACTTCTCATAATATTTCGAAGATTTGTGCAGTATTGACATTTATTAGAATAAAAAAGATACCCATCCATCAGATATATTATATTTATATAATTATGCAAGCCATATTTACACAATATAAAAATTGAATAATTATTCAACTACATAAATAATTATTAATATATAGATTATACAAAAAATATGTCTAAATTATCAATTCATGTAAAACAAATAGATATCCATCAATCAAATGGTTTAGATGCTAGTTGGTTAAAATTAGAATTTGGTGGTTCTGATATTAATGTAAAGATGATTAATACACTCAGACGAGTCGCCACAAATGCTCTTCCTACATATGCATGGTGTAAAGAAATGATTAAAATAGAAACAAATACTATGGTGGCATTTAATAATGATTATATGCGACTTCGACTCTCACTCCTACCTGTTATGGGATGTTCAGCTGATATATCTTTTCTGCCTGAAAAATATTGGTATAAAACTAATTATGCTGATCCTAAGAGAGAAAAACATAGTAGCGAGCAATTAGTTGAAGCATATATTAATACACATAATAATAGTGCAAGCATTCTACCAATCACAACCAATGATTTAAAAATATATGTAGATGGCGAAGAAGTCAAACCATATTCAGAACAATATCCAATTCTAATAGCAAAATTAAAACCAGATGATAGATTTAAATGTAGCTTAAAAGCAGCGTTGGGTGTAGGGGAGTTGGATGCTGTGTGGGATTCAGCCAGAAATGTATTTTATGATTATGATGATAATTTGGATGAAGATAAACGTGTTTATGAATTTACCATTGAAGGTGGATGGCAGATACATGAATATTTAACTCTATATCGAGCAACAGAATATATTTTAAAAAAACTAGATGATTTGAAAAATGAATTATCAAAAAAATTCTCCACAAATGAAATTACTACAGAGAATCTAATATTTCTTACTCTTGAAAAAGAAGATCATACATTTGGAGAATTATTAAATTATGAGTTTCAAGACCATCCTAATATTATTGCCTCTGGTATATCAAAACCCGATCATTTGGTTAAAACTGTTTTGATTAAAATAACATCAGATTCAAAAAAACACAATCCATCCAAATCAATTATTGAATGTTTGGATAAGTTGACAGATAAATTTACAGAAATTGGAAAACAAATCAAACTATTAGGTAAATCTTATATGATCAAAGAAGCAAAATCTTATGATTATAAGAAAAACAAACAATAATTTTTTTATTTTTGTCAGAAAAATAAAAAAATTATGTTTGACTAGTAACCCTCACTGTCTCGGACTTGCTTGGCAACAGCCAACATTTTTTCCAAAATCTCAGTTGGATTGAACCGGAGTAGCGCACAGTTTCCATTGACTGATATTGTAAACCCGAAAGCCAATTGATATTTCACCAAATCTCGATGTTTCCAGAAACAGAGATTCAGAGCAACAGAACCATTTCCTCCTTGTGCGGCTGAATCAATCAAAGACATTAAGTATCCGACTGACTTGCTCGGAGTAGCTGGCTGACTCAAAACAGCTTGTTGGCTCAGAGTAGCTGGCTTGCTCAGAGTAGCTGGCTGACTCAAAACAGCTTGTTGGCTCAGAGTAGCTGGCTTGCTCAGAGTAGCT